AAAGGTGCCAAAGGCGGTTTCGCTGACTACAATGGTTCCAAGTGGGCACGTAAAGAGTCAGCACTCACAGAAGCAGAACAAGCCGCAGTTGATGCACATGGTTTGTTTGACTTGAGCACATTCTTGCCCAAGAAGCCAACTGATGTTGAGTTGAAAGTGATCAAAGAGATGTTTGAAGCATCAGTTGATGGTCAGCCGTACGACACCGAGCGTTGGGGACAGTACTTCCGTCCTGCTGGTGTACAAGCACCTGCTGGTGGATCCGCTCCAGCAGTCACAGTAGATGGTCATGGTGATGTTCATGAAGTGGCGGCAAAACCAGCACTCAAGGTGTCTGCACCTGCTAACGACTTTGATGATGAAGAAGCACCAGCCGCTTCGGCACCAGTTGCAGGCGCAAAGCCAGCACAAAAGGCCGAAGACATCTTGGCCATGATTCGCGCGAGACAGCAAAAGTAATGCGAACGGCTCTGGACACGGAGTTGTTTCCAGATATATGTGAAGTGGTAGAAATACCACTTCACAATCAGTGGGTCTACCTGATTCAAAAAAATGGAAACAGCAGTTTGAGAGAACAGCAGGCAAAAGACAATCTTGCTGTGTTTACCAATGACAAGATCCGGACTCTTGACTATGTAGATGTTTACATACGCAATCCCCGAGATAGATATGTTAGTGGAGTCAACACATACCTACAGCATCTTCAACGCGATCATCCTGAATTAGATTCTGCTACTGCATTTTGGTTTGCCAAAAGATACAAATTTTTAAACACACATTACTTGCCACAGTTCCACTGGTTGGCAAATCTTGCTCGCTATCTACGAAGCGACACAAAAATACGCATTAGAAATTTTAAAGATTTTGGTCGCATAACTGATTTTATCTTTGATGCCAACATTGTTCCGCCCACACAAGATTTTGTCGATCGTCTATTAACAGACAACAGTGGAATTGAGTTATGGTTGTATTTAGATCAAATACTTTTAGAGTTAGCAGGTCAAGAATTTACCTGGACTGAACTGTTAGACTACTACAAAAACAATCATAAAAATATTACAGAACATGTATTGCCCAAGACTTGATCACTTTGTGAGATTCAACCCCAACGGCACACTCAGCCGATGCGGCCACATGGTCAATGCCCCACAGTTTGATAGTCTAGAACAAATGGATTCTAGTTCTTGGTTGGCCAATATCAAACTCAATTCAGACATCTGGCCTAAAGAATGTGTGCGATGTCAACAAACAGAACAAATCAACAACACCAGCATAAGACTCAATGCTATTAAATTTGATAAAAAACAAACACGCTCGGACTATCTTACTGTGGGCGGTGTGCTAGACAACATTTGTAATAGTGCTTGTCAATCTTGCAATCAAAATCTAAGCACCAAAATAGGTAGTTTAATATCCAATAATTATCCTATGGTAGACAATTCAACTGCATTTTGGCAATTGCCAATGGAGCGTGTGGTACATTTGGATATCAATGGTGGTGAACCCAGTGCCAGCAAGAACTATCGCAATATACTTAAAAATATTCCTCCATCGGTGGCCAGCGTTAGAATCAACACCAACTGCTCCATGGTCATTCCTGAAATACAACAACTGGTTGAGCGTGGCGTAAACGTCACAGTCACCGTGAGCCTGGATGGTATTGGGCGTGTGCATGATTATGTTCGATGGCCCATCAAGTGGGAAAACTTTGAACGCAATCTTGATATATACAAAAACATGGGAATCCAAGAACTAAATACCTGGACCACTGTTAGCGCATTAAACATTGGCGACCTAAAAAATATTTTTGCATACGTAAAACAGCAAGACCTTGATCACTCTTGGGCATTGTTAGAACAGCCAGATGTGTTAAATGTCAGATACAATAATCATTTTACACGCACAGCCGATGTACCAGATGAGTTAAAATCTCTAGTAGGTCAAGATCGAGACAACACAGTTGAACTACAGTTGTGGACATATGAACAAGATCAGTTGCGTAACATTAAACTTTGGGATTACTACAAATGAAATGTTATTTAGAACTTCCATGCACAGATATTGAAACTATCTCTAAAAAAATCTATAATTTTTTAGAAACGCAAACAGATTTGATAACCAGTTGCGATACAGGATGGCATTTTATTGATTGCAAGAGTGTCCTTGCAAACGTACCTGAATTGGCTGATTTCTTTAGGTTACATAAACTATTGCCAAGGCATGCGGCCATAACCATAGTGAATGATAACAACAGTCTTCCGCCGCATATAGATGAGCCACCAATGGTGGCCAAGATAAACTTTCCGGTAATCAATACTCAAGGATGGGCAAATTGTTGGTACGTTGACAACAAGATAGTAGCAGAAGTTATAGATTTTTTGCAGCCTATAGTACTTAATTCACAAATTATGCACAGCGTAGAACGGAGATCTCCGGATGCAATCGCACCTAGGATCATCGCAAGTTTTACATTTTATAACGAACCATTACATTTACTAACATGAAAATAGCAATCACAGGTGGCACAGCAGGAATAGGACAAGCATTGGGTAATGATTACGAAATCCGCGGCCACGAAGTATTAAGGCTGAGTCGTCGTACTGGGCACAACATACGTGTAATACCAAAAATTGCAGATCAAATTGAGACTTGTGACATGTTTATCAACAACGCACAAGTAGGATTTGCACAAACAGAACTGTTGTTTGAACTAGCCCGGCGATGGCAAGGTAGCAAAAAACAAATTATAGTGATTAGTACCATGATGACACAAGATCCTGTAAGTGTACTACCTGGACTTGACATGGATGCGTATCGTGTGCAGAAAGTTGCTCTTGAAGAAGCCGTCAGTCAAATAAATTATCGGAGATTGGGAGTGAATATTACTATAGTTCGTCCGGGTAACATTGCAACCAGTGTCGATAAAACAGTTCCACCTGCGGCAGACGTTGATAATTGGGCTAAATTTTTAATCCACACACTAGAAACAGCACAGGCAAATAATTTGGTTATAACGGATATCTCTCTAGGGCCAGTATACAAATGACGCCACGAGACATGTTGACCAATCCGTCGTTTTGTCCCATGCCATGGACTGGTATGATGTATAATTTTGATGGCCAGGTCAAAAACTGTATTCGCAGTGCTGGGCCACTTGGCAATATTAAAGATCAATCCATTGAACAGATCCTAACAGACAATAACCGACCTAGGCAACAACAAATTATCAACCAACAACCTGTTGCAACTTGCAGTACCTGTTATGATTTAGAACGTGGCAAAAAAGGATTTGACCATATCAGTGATCGAATATTTTACATGCGTGAACTAAAAAACACACCAGTTGATACATATCAAGTTGGTAATTTTGATTTGCAAACCGTTGATATACGATGGACTAACCTGTGTAATTTTGCTTGTGTATACTGCGGCCCTGAGTTCAGTAGCAAGTGGAGTGAAGAATTAAAAATCTCTCATAATATTCCTGCTCAACAACAATCAACAGATTTTAAAAATTACATTTATGATCATGCAGGGCAACTAAAACATGTGTATCTAGCCGGTGGCGAGCCTTTGTTGATGAAAGAAAATTTAATACTATTGGAAAAATTAAATCCAGAAGTAAATATCAGGATAAACACTAACCTGAGCAAAGTTGACACTAGAGTGTTTGAGGCTGTTTGCAAATTTCCAAATGTACATTGGACTGTAAGCGTGGAAACTCTTGAACAAGAATTCGAATACATACGACATGGTGGGTCTTGGCCGGACTTTTTGAACAATCTAACAACAATCAAACAGTTGAAACACAAGATATCATTCAATATGTTGCACTTTTTATTGAACTATAATTCAATATTTGATTGTGTTGACTTTTTGAAAGGTCTGGGATTTCACAACAACAGTTTTATAATTGGTGCTTTGTTGACTCCTGAATACCTAAATATTAGACATTTACCGCAAAATGTGTTAAACTCTGTAAAGAGCGAATTGCAAGACAGGATCAACCAAAAACCTGGTTATCTACTTGAAGACAGTTATCGAAATATGCTACACTACATCGATATTCCGTTTGAAAAAAATATCATGCAATCAATTGATCGATTATCAGAATTGGATCAGCGTAGAGGCGTAGACAGCCGGACAACTTTTAAAGATTTATATAAGGACATAAATTATGGGCAAACCATTTGACGTAAGCAAATTCCGCAAGGAAATTACCAAGAGCATTGACGGACTGTCAATTGGCTTCAACGATCCCACAGATTGGATCTCAACAGGCAACTACGCCTTGAACTACCTGATCTCGGGCGACTTCAATCGAGGTATCCCACTGGGTAAAGTCACTGTGTTTGCTGGCGACTCTGGCGCAGGAAAAAGTTACATCTGTTCAGGCAACATTGTGAAGAACGCACAAGAGCAAGGCATCTTTGTGGTGTTGATTGATAGTGAAAACGCACTAGATGAAGACTGGCTCAAGGCCTTGGGAGTTGACACTAGCGAAAGCAAATTGCTCAAGTTGAGTATGGCCATGATCGACGATGTGGCAAAAACTATTTCAACATTTATGAGCGACTACAAAGCACTGGCAGAAGGTGAGCGACCCAAGGTGATGTTTGTGATTGACTCACTGGGCATGTTGTTGACACCCACAGACGTTAACCAGTTTGACGCAGGTGAAATGAAGGGTGACCTGGGTCGCAAACCCAAAGCACTTACAGCATTGGTTCGTAACTGTGTGAACATGTTTGGTAGTTACAACGTAGGCCTGGTTTGTACCAACCATACATACGCCTCACAAGATATGTTTGACCCAGATGACAAGATCTCTGGAGGCCAGGGCTTTATCTATGCATCAAGTATCGTTGTTGCCATGAAGAAGATGAAACTCAAAGAGGACGAAGATGGCAACAAAGTATCTGAAGTAAACGGTATCCGCGCTGGTTGTAAAGTTATGAAAACACGTTATGCCAAACCCTTTGAAGGTGTGCAGGTCAAGATTCCTTACACCACTGGCATGAGTCCTTATTCAGGTCTTGTGGACTTGATTGAAAAGAAAGAAATGCTCAAGCGTGAAGGCAACAGTCTAGTGTTTACCACAAGCGAAGGTGAAGTTATCAAGAAGTTCCGTAAAGCATGGGAAAAGAACGATGACAGTTGTTTAGACAAGGTCATGGCAGACTTTGGAAATCAGAAAGCCGAGGTAAGTACGCAGGAGGAAACAGCAGATGAGTGAAGCAATAGCCAGTGAGATTTGGGGAGAACTCAAACGTTTTGTAAACACAGTGGATCGTGCTGAAGCCGCTGAAACTGTGATACAGATCTTGATGGACAATGATTCGGACGTGGAAGACATTCGTACGGCCTTCAAAGGCGATTCAGACATCAAACGTGCTTTAACAGCATACCTTGACAACGACAAAGATTATGTTGAAGAAGACGAAGAACCCGAAGACGAAGATTACGACGAAGACGAAGACTGGGAAAACTAATGCCCGAACAAGTATTCCCTATTCGTAACGACACAGCATGTGTTTACAAATGGGGATGGAACACATTTAGACTGTACAATGCAACGTCAAGTAGTTGCCACAGAGTAAATCCTGTGGCAGTCTCTCTAGACAAGTTTGATGATTTTCATAATACTCCAGAGGTACTCAACGACAGACAAAAAATGCTAGCCGGCGAGTGGCCCGGTCGTGGTTGTGAGTATTGCGAAAATGTTGAAAAGCAAGGTGGCGTAAGTGATCGGCTGTATCATAATGATATTCCCGGTCTTACTCCTGTGGATTTTGATCCACAAGGTGATCAGAAGGTAACACCTCGCATTGTTGAACTTTATCTAACCAACACATGCGATCTCGCATGTGTGTATTGTTTACCAGGATTCAGTTCAAGGATCAACGAAGAACTTAAAAAATACGGACCTTACCCTATTGGCATTGCACCAATAACTCAAGTATCCAACAGAGATCAATATTTTACTGCATGGTTGAATTGGTTAGATAAAAACTATCAACACCTTGATCGGATAAGCATCTTGGGCGGCGAGCCATTTCTGCAGAAAGAAATGTGGAGCATACTAGAATTTGTATCTGCTAGATGTAATCAAAATTTAACTATCTCAGTCAATACCAACCTGAATGCAAAAACAGATAGAATAAAGCGTTTTGTTGAAACCTGTAAAAATCTGATAGTCAATAAAAAAATTAAACAAGTACACATCGATGCCAGTTTAGATTGCTGGGGACCACAAGCAGAATTTATTAGAGATGGACTTGATCTTGCGCAATGGCAAGAAAATTTTGAATACTTGGTACAGCACAAGTGGTTGTCAATCTCGGTACATCAGGTTATTACTTCATTGAGTATTGATACTGCACTAGATTTGCAACAACGCATAGCAGAATACAAAAAACTAAATCCAAAAATTACACAAGCATATCATGTGGTAGACAGTGGATACGAAGAAATATATCATCCCAATATATTTGGGGCATCTTTTTTCAAAAGCAAGTTAGATGAACTCGTGGCACACTATCCAATCACAACAGAGTGGGATATAGAAACACGCAAACGATTGGAAGGTGTGTGTTTGATGATTGACGCGGAAAAACCTGATCGGTTGCGATTATCTAAACTTTATACTACACTAGACATGATAGATCAAAGACGTGGCACTGATTGGAAGAAATTGTTTCCAAACATCAATCAATACTTTATAGAAAACGGAATTCAAAATGTGGTATAGCCGTGTAGTTGCTAGTTTAGGCGCCATTCCAGATTTTATAAATCATTACGAGCGTGAACTTGCGGACGCCAAGAAGGACTGTAAAATCTACGGACTAGTAGAAAAGAATATCACGGCTTTGCCGGGCATAACCGAGTTTAGGTATAACCAACTGCAAGAGATCGAAGCAGTACTAAATTATCTCAATATCCAACTGCGCAAAATACGTAGAAAACACTTTCAAAAATATCTAGAAGGCTATGCTCGTGCGCTGACCAGCAGAGATGCTGAAAAGTACGTGGACGGCGAGGATGAAGTTATTGACTATGAAACGCTGATCAACGAAGTGGCATACCTGCGCAATCGTTGGTTGGGCATACTCAAAGGACTAGATACCAAACAGTGGCAAATGGGACATGTGGTGCGCCTAAGAACTGCAGGTATGGAAGACATCCAGGTGTAAATACCTGCATGAAAATCGTTATAGTAACCGGAGGATTTGATCCTCTTCATTCCGGACATATCTCTTACCTCAATCACGCAGACCATCTAGGTGATCATGTGGTGGTAGGACTAAACTCAGA